CAATGGTGATTCCAAGACCAACTGCATTTAAATAATTGCTATAAATACTAGCATATGGTATAAAGTCAGTTTCAAATAAAGACTGGATGAACTTCTCAGATAACACAGTACATAAATATGAACAAGTTGAAATCCCAAATGTCATAGCACCTCGTTTTCTAAAACTTATGTATCCTTCATATCTCTTGGGATATTTATGATAAATCCATATTGATAAAAATGCAGCAACTGTATAAAACATTATTGCTAATCCATATAATGTATTGCAATGAGTATATGGTAATAAGATGTCAATAACAGAAATAAGACGCCACTGCATAATATATGCAAAATTTGATATTAAACCTAATATTGGAAAATATATTGTGGCTGTATCATATTCATTCAAATGGGATGCTAAATGCCACATCACACAATATCTGTTGTATTGAATACTTAAAGCACCCCATGATTTAGTTATATTAGAAATATCGGAGTTGGAGAAGAGGTGTATGCTTGAAATAATGACCCAAGTTCCACCAAAAAGGACATATCTAAAATATTTTGAAAGGTATGAAATAATGATTGAAATCAGAGAACAATAAATAATTTCTTTGTTAATATCAATTTGGAAAGTTTTGACATCTGTGACATATTGAAATAAAATATCTGATAATGTAGACAATAGGAAAAAACTGCACAATAAGAAACATGAATAAATATTCATTTATGTCTTAAACTAATATATAAATTGACTTACTTAATCGAAGTCTGCAAGTTCATTTTTCCATAAATCTTGAACTGAAGTCTGTTTGATAGTTTTGCGTTTTTGTTTTTTACTAGTTTGTTCCTTGAGGAGTTCATCAATGCTATCAGAAGTTAGCCTATAAAGTTCAATTTTAATAAGGTAGTCATAATTGTCATTTACTGTGAAGAATTCAAATTTTTTCAGGGCATCAACAATATCAGCCTTTTTCTGTTTGAATATGATGATTTTTTCTTCTACAACCATTTGAATGAATCTGACTTTTTCATTTATAATAGTCAATTCAGTTTTCAATTGACTAAGTAAATATTCTTTTCTTTTATTGTAAAAATCCAAGCGAACTTTAACAAATTCTTTTATAATTTGCTGAGGAGAATCATACTTTGTTATATTATTGTTTCCGTTAAACAAATGCATGTTTCGAATTGATAATGAAGTTGTTAATTTAAATTCTTTTTCAATTGTCCTGGTATTAATAATCTTTTGTAGTTTCATTCTGTCAAGTTTGATTTTAAAATTAACTGTTGTGTCTGTGCTATGATTTTCATAGCTAAGAATTGCACTCGTTTCTACCATATGATCAAGCATTTCCTTAAAATCTTGAGTCCATCTACCAATAGGTAGTTCTGAAATAGTGATGGTGTCTCCAGTAATTCTGTAAACACCATGAGTTACGAATCCATTACCAGCTTCATTTTGCACTATTGACCCCAAAAAATTAGGATACCAAGGAATCATGTTTGAAATTTCCTTTCCTTCTATAGCTTCTTTTACACCTTTTATAATGTCTTTTGGATTATAACAAGGTATACTAGAACTATATCCAGTCCCAATTCCTTCAGTGCCATTAATAAGTACTAAAGGAACGATTGGAACAAAATACTCAGGTTCAATTTTCAATCCATCATCTTGTAAATAGTTTAATAATTTGTCATCTTCTGCAGGAAATAAGGAAATGCATTTTTGCGATAATTTTGTAAATATGTATCTAGGACTAGCAGAGTCCTTTCCTCCCTGCAATCTTGTACCAAATTGACCCTTGGGTTCCAAGAGGTTAATTGTATTCGAACCAACAAAATTCTGTGCCAAATTTATAATTGTTCCATACAATGATTGCTCTCCATGATGATACGCTGTTTCAGTACTTACGATCCCACCTAATTGAGAAACTTTTATTTCCTTATTATTCCTTTTTCTCATCGCATATATTACTTTTCTCTGCGAAGGCTTCAAACCATCTACTAGAGATGCAATTGATCTTTTGACATCAGCGATACTGAACCAAACAAGTTCATTATTTATGAAGGAGTTGAAACTTATTTCCTTGACAGAATAATCAAGTGATTCATTCCTATCAATTCCATTGACAATCCATTCTTTGCGAACATCAGAAAGATCCTTTTTGAAAGCAAGTTTTATTGCACAGTCTGTATTTTCATCAAATTTGTACTGAACCGTATTCTGCGACAAGTTTCTGAAGTATTCCTTTGCTTCAGTAGAAGTACTTGTACCTAAACCTTTGTAATACTTAATTGCATATCCATTTTGCGAATTGGTTTTCCAATTATCAAATTCAGCTTGAGTATAGAACGGGATGACTTCATTGCGCTTTGTTGCTTTTATAATTGGGGTCTGAAATCCTTTCAAAATATCAAGTTTTAGTAGACAAGGCCAAAAACAATGAATAAAATTGAAAATCAAACCTTTTATATGAGAACCATCAACATCTGCATCTGTAAGTACCATTATTCTTCCATATCTCAACTCAGATAATGAAGAATACACCTTGTCTTGTTGCAATGCAATGATTTGTTTCAATGCTTTTATCTCTTCATTTTTTAACAACATAGATGGTGTTGCATCACGGACATTTAACAGTTTGCCACGCAATGGAAAAATTCCGTAATAGTCTCTTCCATTTTTTATCTCTGAAATACCACTCACTGCCATTGTTTTTGCTGAATCACCTTCTGTTAAAATTAAGGTGCAGAGAGCAGAATCTTTTGTACCTGCTTTATTTGCATCATCAAGTTTTGGAAACCCTTTCAGAGATGTTTTCTTCTTTCCATCACTTTTTGATAATCCTTGAAGTTCTTTGTGTTTTGCCAATGCCATCACATCATCTAATATACCTAGTTTAGCAACTCTGGTACTGAAAAGTTGTTCACAAATAAATTTACTACCAAATGAAGACTGTTTCGTTTTCAACTCTACCTTTGTCTGTGATGTAAACACTGGATTTTCAATTGTTGATTTGATAAATACCATCATATGTTCTTTAACAAATGCAGGCTTGATTTCTAGTTTCGAATGCTTCTTTTTTATCTGCTCTGTTATGTTTTCAACTAATTGGTTGACAATATGCTTAACATGTTCTCCACCTGTACTGGTACAAATTCCATTAACAAATGATATTTGTTTGTATCCATCATCACTATGACATACACAAACTTCCCATCTATCATTCTTTTCAAGAACTCTAGGAGTTGTCTTGGAATCGCCTATATATAAATCAATATACTTGGAAAAGTTCTTGAAAGACAATTTAGAACCATTGTAATATACACTCACAGAATCATGAGTGCAAGCACAAGCATCATATGCTCTCTTTTCGAACAAAGACACTATATCATCTTCAAGATCAACCATTCCAAAACGTGTAAAATCAGGAAAAAATGTGAATTTGGCAAATCCATTACCTGTCGATTTTTTTGATATTTTTGGAGTACTTTTAGTTGTCATATTATTGGTCCATTCTTGATAGTACTTCTGTTTTGAATTAATATCATATGTTTCAACAATAAATTTAGTTGAAAAAATATTTGCTAGTTTAGCACCATATCCATTCCTACCTCCAACAGTTCTTTTCTCAGAATCGTCATAATTTGAACTTGTTAATAATTCTCCAAATATCATTTCAACAATATACAAGTCCTCAGTTTCATGCTTTCTTACTGGTATTCCACTTCCAGAATTGCAAACAGAAATCCATCCCTCTGCTTTGTTTACCTCAATCTCTATTTTATCTAGTTTTGAGTCAACAACAGATTGATCAATTGCATTTACCAATATTTCATCATATATTTTATACAATCCTGGTATGTAATTCACATTGGTGTACACCATTTCGTTATCTTTGATTATCCATAATTTTTCTGTTTCTCGTTCAAGGCTTCCAACATATGAATCAGGTCTGTCTAATATATGTTCTAACGGAGTCTTTTTATGATATATTTCTTTCATTATTGCTAATTATATTAGTTGCCAAACCTTTATGTGTTTTTTTACTCACTACAACTTTAGAACATTAAATTAAGTAACTTAAAGATATCATTATTTTTATAAATGTGGAGGATAAGGGAAATGGTAACGTGCCCGAGTTGGTCTAAGGGGCTAGACTTAAGTTCTAGTAGCGAGAGCTGCCTGGGTTCGAACCCCAGCGTTACCAAGAATATTTCTTATGGATTTATTCTATTTTTAGATATTTCTTTAAATATGTAAAGATAGAAATAATTTGTGTGTTAATTATAATGAGCAAGAAACGAACGTCAAACGGGTTTTTTAAGGAAGCCGAAAAGTGTCCGATTATTGATAATGGTAAAACAGGCACCAAATGGATACAAATGAGTCTAAGACCAAAAGAAACAAAAAACAGTTTTGAAAAAAGATGCAGATTGTCAGGTGCGACATATTATCAAGAAAGACCAGGACTCAAGAAAAAACTTAAAAAAAACTTAAAACCAAACAACAGTGCGCCAGTCGCGTGTCCAAAACGTACCATATCTGCGAAGAATAGGGCAATATTAAGAGCCATGCGCAGACGGGTAAAACCATCAACAAAAGTTAATCAACTTGCAAAAAATTTGTGTAAATGTCGATTAACAAACAATAACAATGGAAGCGGGAATAATAACAATGGAAGTTGGAACAATAACAATGGAAGCGGGAACAATAACAATGGAAGCGGGAACAATAACAAGGGAAGTGGGAACAATAACAAGGGAAGTGGGAACAATAACAAGGGAAGTTGGAACAATAACAAGGGAAGTGGGAACAATAACAATGGAAGTTGGAACAATAACAATGGAAGTTGGAACAATAACAAGGGAAGTGGGAACAATAACAATGTAAGTATGGCCAACAAAGGAAATGAAACTAACAACAATAGAAGTCAAAATAATAACAAATCAGGAAATAACACCAAATGAAAATAAAAAAATAAAAAAATAAAAATTAATTAATTAATTAATTAATAAAAAAATATAAGAATAAAAAAATGCCATTATGTCCAAGGTGCGGAAAGACTCTAAGTTCAGAACAGGCTGTAACATATCATTTGAATAAGAAGTACAAATGCGGATCATGGAAATGTCATATATGTAATAAAACTTTAGCAACAAAATTCGATTTGAATATACATTTATTATCTAAATGCAATGAGTACAATGCGAATGAAATAGAAACAGTCCCGTCATCTAAAAGACCACAATCAAATAATGTATTAGTTGTGGAATACAATAACTTGGAAACTGTAGCCAACATGTCTAAAAATTCCAATGAATTAATTGGATATGACCTTAATGATTTGTGTGGGCAAAAATTCATAAACCACAAAAATGAAGATGGAAAAATTGTGTATCAACATGGAGTAACAGGTAACGATATTAAATTTAACCGGATATTTTCAAACGAATTCGTTACGGTCGATATTCAAATTTAGTAATTCAGGCTAAAATTTATGTATTGATAATTCAATCGGTCGGACATTGCGTTGAATGTTATCGTAATATTTGCAAACAATATCCACTCAAAAATATGTTTCTTGTAACTAATAAAACATAAAATTGAAATATAATTTGAAAGACATACAAATGACAATATATTGTAATATTTTACTTTCAAAGTAATATAAGTAATGTAAAATGTCATTAATGCAAAATATAAAGTTGCACATACATCATGAAGATTTTTGTCTTCGTGTTCTGATATAGCAAGTATACATAATGACAATACTGAAGTTGATGATGTTAGTAAACTGCTAAAAACATGATCAAATATGCTATGTCTGTTTATTCTAAAATTTATGCCAAGTTGAGAAATATACGCTCCAAAAGTCCAAAATATTGGAAGAGTTATTCTAGCAATGTATCTTTCCGGTGGATAAACAAGACAATCGCTAATTAATGGAATCCAAGAATTTACATGTTTGTAGTATTGTGCTAACGAATATATTATAAAAATTGCTATAATATTTCCAATTGTAGTTATTTTTATTATTGAAGTACATTTCATGTATGTTTATTCTTATGCATGTTTTTGTTTAAATTAATATTCCGCAACCAGTTTAAAGAATACGATTATTACTTTAATAAAAGTATGAAGTTATTGTTTATTGGAACTCATCCAAGTCAATACACAGGATATTCTAAAGTAGTATATAATTTACTAAAAAATCTGGCAACATTTTCAAACATAGAAGTTATCAATTACGGCTTTCAGCGTCATTTTGAAAGTCCGCAGGAATATAGAAAATTGGACATAGAAAACCTAACAATTTATGATGCTGCAAAATATGAAATTCCGCGGGAAGCTGGTTTCGGAATAAAACAAATAGGAGATTTCGTAAAAATATCATCACCTGATTGGATAATTGTGTATAACGATCCATTTGTCGTAAATAGTTTTGTCAATGAAATTCTTCCTGTCAAAAAAGAGAGTACAAAATTGGGTGTTTATATTGATCAAGTATACCCATATTTAAAAACAGAACATATAAATATGCTCAATAGTGTAGATAAGGTATTTACATTCAGCGAATATTGGAAAACAACAATAATTGATCAAGGTCTGACAGCAGAATGTTCTGTGGTTACTCATGGGATAGATCCAGCGTTCAAGAAAATTGATAAATATGAAGCAAAACAGAGTTTGGGGATAAAAACAAAAGACTTTTTAGTATTAAACTTAAATAGAAATCAACCAAGGAAAAGATATGATATTTTCATGATTGCGTTGGCAATATATTTTAAGAAGAATCCAGAATCTAATTTGAAGGTTGTTATCGGGACGAATTCAACAGGGGCATGGGATATAAATGCAATATTAGAGCATGAGTTGAAATTACGTGAAGTAGAAAAGGTTGTTTCAGACATTCTCGTATATGTCAACAATCCACAACAGTTAGATGACGCTACAATAAACAATTTGTATAATGCATGCGATATAGGAATAAACACTTGTGATGGTGAAGGATTCGGCCTTTGTAATTATGAACATGCTTCATTAGGAAAACCACAGATTATACCAAACATCGGGGGGTTCAAAGATTTCTTTACAAAAGATAATAGCATACTATGCGAGCCGAAAAGTAATTATTATGTTGATTCAGGGAGGGATGGGATTGGTGGAAGAGCTGAGGTAATTGACCCAGAAGATGTTGCTGAAGCTTTAGAAATATACTACTCTGATGAAACTATAAGACAAGAACATGGAGATAACTGTGCAAATGGGTTACAAAAATGTACGTGGGATATTCCAGCAAAGATTATGTTTGAAAATCTCTCAAATTAATTTCTAAATTATATTACGTAAGATGACGAAGTCAAGCATGACAAACATTTTCGCATTACTCGCAAACGCAAACAATAAACCTGCCCCAAAATCAAGAGGCTGCACGACCAAATTAATCAACGCTGGATTCACAGCAAAAGCAGCAGGTAAAGCAGCAATGGTAATGAGCAGAAACCCTAAAAGAAAGATGGAAAACTTTGATAGAAGAACCGGGCTATTAAAAGTAAAAGCCAAAAAGTCAGCAAAGTGAAATTCACATAAAGAAAAGGACTCTAAAAATTCAAAAATGAACGTGAAAATATATACAGATGGAAGTTGTTTAGGAAATCCTGGAAAAGGTGGATGGGCTTTCATAATCCCTGCAACAGATGTAGAAATTTCAGGTTCGGAATTAAGAACAACCAACAACAAAATGGAAATGACTGCAATAATTCAAGCCTTAAGATATGCCAAATGTGAACATCTTAATGATAGAATAATTATTCACTCTGATTCTAATTATACAATAAAAGGAATTTGGGGAACCAATGGTAAAGATGCCTGGATACATAATTGGAAGAAAAGAGGCTGGCTAACTGCTGCGAGAAAACCTGTCCTTAACAAGGAGTTGTGGTTGCAACTTGATGAATTAAATGAGGAACTAAACGTGACTTGGGTATGGGTTAAAGCACATTGTGGGAATCCTCCTAATGAAAGGGTTGATCATTTAGCGAGAACAGCGGCAGAACTGTTGTAACAATCTTTATAAATTTTGCATATTTCATATGATTTGTCCAATAAATTAGGATAAAATGTGTCAATATATCTCTTGCAACATTCTTGCAAACAATAGCATATTTCAGTTAAGTTAAACAACGTAAGTTTACAAATTTGTCTGAAACATGGTTCAATTCTCATTAACATTAAGAATAAAATTTATCTAAGTCTGCGGAATAATTTTTGAACTTTCCAAAAAAATCTGGTTTTTCCAAGTCTGAATATTCTTCAAGACAGTACTCTAAATAGTCTGGGAAACATTGGTATGCTTTGCAAAATGAAATGTGTGACTTCAAAGTAGAGGCTCTACATTTTAAGTTTTCGTCACCCTTTTTTTGCTCATCCCTAGTATCAGTATTGTCATACACAAATTTCTCTATATTCGTGAAGGCGATCAATGCATTTAAAATATCTGGCCTCACTGATAAATTATAATTTTGTAGAGTTTTAATCAAATAACTCATTATGTTATTTGACTTCATTGGTAAGACTTGCGATTTCATATACTTTACATAATTTTCGGTTATCGATGATTCTATGTTTTCATCAATTGACGTTGTAGACCACATACGCATGCACATTTGTATCACTTTATCCCATTTACAATTGTCATAATGATTCAAAAATGTACCAAAGTTATTAACGTCGATAGAATGACAAATACCGAAGTCATAAATTATTAATCTTTCAAAATTCCCTTTTTGAGTTGTTACTATTTTCCAATTTCCTTTGTGAAGATCACCATGTAACATTCCAAACATTTTGGAACACATAACAAAAAAGATTATCAGGCATGTTATACTTTTATATCTTTCATAAGATGATTCAACTTCGTGTAAAGATTTTCCATGGTGATATGACATAATGATACAATTCTTACTGTATGTATAAACTTCTGGAATCGTTAACACACTTGAATTTTCAAAGTATTCACGAAACTTTTTACAATTTTCTGCTTCTTTACTTAAATCTGTTTGCTTCCAAAACATGTCCCAAAATTCATCAAAATCTATATAACTCGTTATGTTTTCACATATCCTTAGTTTGTATAGTACTTTCAAAAACAGTTGTAGCACAAATTTTGTATTCTGTATGTCTTTTAAAACATCCGGATGTAATATCTTTATTGCAACTTCTTCACCTTGAAATGAGCCATGATATACTTGAGCAATTGAGCCAGAAGCTAATGTGTCTTTTATTTCAATCTCATTTGCGAAATTGGGAAAATCTTGTCGTAATATTTTTTGGGAATATTCTAAAGAATGATATGTGTTATTATCAAATAATTCATAAAATTTCGATAAATTTCTGTCTTCCAAAGTATCATATCTTGTGCATACCCACTGAGACAACTTTATTATGAAAGCATTGCTGCTCTTAATACTTGAAAGTAAACTATTTATTAAACAATCTGGATACCAATTAAATTTTGAAAGTAACGTTAAAGTAAGCAAATTTAAAATTATCTTAATTAAATATATCATTGTTGGTTATATTACTTCTTAAATTTATTGTTATATTTAAACCAATATATGATATTCGAAGATAAAGATCATCTTATATTGTCAGGTGGCGGGTCTAAAGGATGGGTGTTATTGGGCTTGTTGCAAAGTTTAAAAGATCAAGGACACCTTAAAAATTTGAAAGCTATCTCCGCAACTTCGGTTGGTTCTTTAATAGCAGTCATATACATTTCCAATAATTTCGAATTATATGATACATTAATGCGAAGAGATGTTTTATCTTCTGAAGAGATCGACATTACACTATTGTTTGAAAAGTTTGGTTTTAATGATGGTATGTTTATTCAAAATAGTGTTGATTTTATATTGGAAACTGTATATAGTGTAAAAGATTGCACGATGAAACAATTTTATGAACTATCTGGTGTTGAGTTATATATCAGTTCTTCAAATATTACTAAAGGTTGTCTAGAATACTTTAATCATCGTGATACACCAGATTTATCTGTTGGAAAAGCAGTTAGAATGTCTTGTACAATACCCATATTTTTTACAAAAATTGAATATAATGGAAATTTTTATGCTGATGGTGGTTTAATGGTTTCTTTTGCAATTCATCCTTTCTTAGATATTGACTCTAAACAAATATTGTCAATAGAATTATTAAGTACAGAATCTTTCAAATACGATAAAATTGTCAACATATTTGAATATCTATCAAATTTAATTAACTGCCTTTTACAAGCTAATGTAAGTGATAGAAGTAAATATGACAATATACTGGTAGAATATAATGCTCCTTTACTTATTATGAACCAAACATACGAAGATAGAAAACTAATGTATGATTTTGGTTATAACTATCTTAAAACAACACATGCGGAATAATACTTAAGAAATTCACGGATTGATATTATTATACAAGTATGAATAAAGATTTGTTGTTTCAAATTCAAGAAATTTCTTTTGCATTTGCCAAATATCATTATGAACAATATTTAAAAAAACATGATATAAATCAAATAGAATCTGATAAGATAAATGAAATAATTCAAGATATGTATACAAGCGACAAGAAAAAAGAATTGTACAATTTCATTCGACAAACTTTAAAAAAAATGTATGCTCAAAATTATAACTCACTGGCTGTAGAGCAAATAATTATGGAAATGTCAGCCGACGATGTTTTGGCAGTATCGCGTATTTGTACTGAAATTGAGTTATATCAAAAGAGTAAGTTAAAAGAATAAGTTATTATATAATATATGCAAAGAACGACAATTGAACAAAAGCATAAAGAAAAATTATCCCTTTTTCAAAAGGAGAGAAAAACGATTCCTAAAAAAGAGAAAAGATTGGTTGAAATAAATAATGAATTAAGTAATAATACAGAACAAGATACTAAAAGAAAATTGAAAAAAGAACAATCGGATATATACGATACTATTGAAAAATTTCAAAAAACAGAAATCGATTATTTTTTAAACATTGCACCTTTACTCAATGAATACAATGAAGATTCGTTGAACATGAGTTCTTTAGTTGAAAATGACTCCAGAATGGGTAATTTTGTTAACGTTACATATTCTCAAAATAAGAAGGGAACATTGTATAATGAATACATGAACAAAGTAGAAAGAGCAGCGTACGATGTTAAGGCAATAGATACATATGTATGTAATAGATGTAACTCTAAAAAGATTGTTTTATCAAATGATTCCTCTATGCTTTGTCCTACTTGTGGAGTTTCAGAGCTATTCTTTGATACAGGTACTGCTGTACTTTCCTACGAACAAGAAATTGCTACAGATACCAACACTTGTTTTTCTTACAAACGAATTTCACATTTCAACGAGTGGTTGGCACAGTTTCAAGCAAAAGAAAATACTGAGATTCCACAAGACTTGATAGAAAACGTTATTAATGAATTCAAGAAAGCACGAATTTATAAAACTAAGGATATAACACAAACTAAAGTAAAACTATTTTTAAAGAAATTGAAATATAACAAGTACTATGATCATGTACCACATATTACAAACATGTTGAATGGTATAAAACCATCAACTATGGGTTTTGATTTGGAAGAACGGCTTCGTAACATGTTCCGAGAAATTCAGGAACCTTTTGAAAAGAATAAACCTAAATCTAGATCGAACTTTTTAAGTTATTCATACTGTTTGTATAAATTTTGTGAATTGTTGGGAAAAGATGAATTTCTTGCTTGCTTTCCTTTATTGAAAAGCAGAGAGAAACTTCATGAACAGGATAAAATGTGGAGAAGCATATGTAGTGATTTAGGTTGGCAATATATTCCAACTGTGTAAAAAAAATATTTGCAATATTAATGACGAACAACAATGGAAACAATGGAAACAAAGGCAATAAGAAAGGAGGTTTCTTGAATGGATTTAATCTTGGGAATGCAGCATCATCTGCTGGGTATTGGTATGGTTTAGGGTACATGGTTGTACTGTTCGTGATCGGTATTGTATTGTTGGTCGTAGGCAATAAAGTAATGAAACATAGCAAAAATAATTCTTATTCTGTCAAATTCTCTGCCCCAATGGAAGGAAGTTGTAGTGCTCCTATGCAAACCTGTGGAAGACGTGGTTGCAGTCGAATGAAATATAAATGCTCAGGAACTCTTCAACCTGGATTCATAGTCCCTATACCGGCAAACGATGGAGTAGTTTGGAAAACCGATTCCATACGCTCATATAAGACATCATACACACCCATAACAAGTTGGAATGATCAGTTTGAAGGAGACCCAACTACTGGTCATATCAGACCCAAATCAATGGGTCGGACAGGTGGTATTCTTATGATTGTTTTCGGATCTGTTTTCGTCTTATCTGGATTCGGAATGATTGGTTGTTTACGTAATAGAAGTTGCCGTCAAGGGTTGGGAGCTGCTGGTGTGGCAGGAAATATGTTTGGTGGTTCATCATCTGGTTATAATAACTATTCAATGTTTAACCCAATGCTAGATTTATGAGTTTATTTAAAGAAATAAATAAATAATATTATATTAAAGATGGTTGATTATTTGTCAGAAGATACATTAACTATCCCTGGACAAAAATATGCTTTGATTTCCGTTGTATCCCCCAACTCCAAACAAAAAAATGATACATGTGGTGTAAAAATACGGGGAGTGTTTGATACAATGGAAGAAGCAAAAGTGCATGCAAACAAACTTGTTAAGATTGACCCTTCATTTGACGTTATGTTGGTGGAGTTGTACAAATGGTTACCCATTCCTCCTGATGTAAGTCAAATAGAAAATCAAGAATATCAAGAACAGCATCTCAATCAATTAGTCAAAGGACATCTTGAAAACCAAGTTCTTGCTCAACAGCAATTCGAAGAAAGAAAACTTGAATTAATGGAAGGTAAAAGAGAACCAAATGAATTTATTGGTCATGCAGCTGAATCTTCCGGTGCTAATGATGATACAGAGTCTATAGAAGACTGATCCAATAACATTATCGCCATCGCTGAATAATTATGCAAATCAATTAATGTATCTCTTATTGTCTCATCTTGTATGTTGATAGAATTTTTAGATATTGAAGACGCTCTACTAATTTTATCACCAATTCTTATTAACACTCCAATTGGACCATATGTTGCAAATGCATCTCCATAATCTTTATTCTTTTTGCAAAACAACTCAAACGCTTCCTTGTGAACAGTTAAATACTGCTCTTGTCTATCCATATGTCTATTTTATTGTTACTCATTGAATCTTTATATTTGTTCTTTCACATATCTTGTAATGTCCTGTTCTTTTCATATGTTGTCATTTTAGACCTTCCTTTCTTGTATGTCATATGGAATATTATCTTGCATAATCGAATTATGTTCTTTTTGAATGTCCAAACATTTCAATCTAAAGGCATTTAAGGAAATAATATTTAGGTATAATAATACAAAATGCCCAAACTTTGCAATTATCTCAATTGTAGAAATCGAGCAACTTATGGTAAATGCAATGGACAACCTTTACGATGTAAAGAACATAAAGATGATTTAAAATACGCATCTCAACTATGTTATTGTGGAAAATCCCGGCCATCTTTTAACTATGAAGGGAAACCTGCTGAATATTGTAAAGATTGTGCTAAAGATGATGATATGGTCAATGTTAAAGATAAGAAATGTATAAAATGTAATACAAAGCACCCATCTTTTAACTATAAAGGGAAACCTGCTAGATATTGTAAAGATTGTGCTAAAGATGATATGATTGATGTTAAAAGTAAGAAATGTATAAAATGTAATACAAAGCACCCAAATTTTAACTATGAAGGGAAACCTGCTGAATATTGTAAAGATTGTGCTGCAGATGATATGGTCAATGTTGTAAGTAATAAATGTCCAGGACTTGATGGTTTTGGATGCATGATATTAGGTAATCGAAAATATAAACATTATTGTACTGAGTGTTTTCGTAGACAATTTCCATTAGATCCATTGACATTCCAAATAAGATCTAAAAACAAAGAAATAGCAGTTAGAGATTATATAAATGAGATATATGAAGGGTTTCAACATGACAAACCAATATATACAGACCATTGTGATTGTAGTGTAAGGAGACGGATCGACCATAGGAAAATGATAGGAAATACAATATTGGCTATTGAAACAGATGAAAATCAACATAAACCATATGATGAAAGGGATGAAAATGAGAGATATGATGATTTGATGTGTGGGTTTACATGTAAATGGATATACATAAGGTTTAATCCAGATAAATATAAAGATAAAAATGGAAAAACAAAGAATCCCGAGATTGCAACAAGGTTAAAAGTATTAAAGAAAATGATAGATAGGCAAATAGAAAGAATAAATAATGAAGAGAATACAGAATTAATAGAGATACATAAATTATATTATGATAAGTTTACATAAATTGATTATGATTCTGTTCAAAGTTTACTTACAATACCAAAATATTTAAAAAATCACTTAAACAGCAGATTAAATACTTATAAAGACGAGCGTTCCTGTGTTGGTGCAAATCACTTATAAACATGAATATGCGCCAAACTCGTTCTACAACGTACAATGATACAATAGAACGTCGCTGTTTAGAACTTGGATCTGAGGCTGAACAATTGATAGATCGTATATGTGAACTTGTTAACACTCTCCATAACTTCACATATATTTATGATGTCAATCAATTGTATATACCTACTAGGATTGGTCACGAGATTGACAATTGTCGAATTATGTCTAACAACCGCGACACATACAAGTCAAAAACTATTCATGAGTTAAATCAAGATATTACATACTTTGAAAGTATGCTTGCAAACTGTAAGAACCGTGTAGAATCTGACATAGAATTGATGAATAATAATCTGATTAAGCTGAAGATCTTGCTGAATTCAAATTGAAGCCCAAATAAATAATAATTAATAATTAATTGATTAAAAAAGCAACAATATATTATTAGCATTTCTGGCATTAAATGTCTCATTAATAATTTATATGTATTTGGACGGAGTTTTAAACCATGTTGCAAACTATTGTTGTTATTACTCATTCAATTTTTAAATAAAATTTTGCTACTAACATTCTTGATTCTAATGAGACATTAAATATTTGTCAAATTTTTCTTTTAGAACATTTATATTTAATGGTTTTATTATTACATCGTTTGCCCCTTTCGATTTGAATATTTCTTGGTCTTCATGTAATGCATTACCTGTTAAACCGATAATCACTCTCGGATATTCATTTTGTTCTCTTTCATATCTTCTTATAGCACATGTCGCTTCATATCCATCCATAATAGGCATCTCCTTATCCATAAGAATACAATCATAACTGTTCTTTTTCATATTTTCTATAGCGATTTGTCCGTTTTCTGCTGTATTTACTGTCATATTATTCATTTCTAAAAAACGTTTAGTAATCTTTAGGGAAACTCTATCATCGTCAACTAAAAGTATATTGTATTTATAAAATTTGATGAAATTGTCGCCGCCATGTAAACTTTCGTTGTCTGTATACTCAGTAATTGGCAAATGCAAAATAATTCTTGTATTTCCAGGTTTTGACACAACAGAATAAGTGATTTTGTGTTCGTTTAGAATTGCACTAACAATCGATAAACCTAAACCTGATCCTCTAATATGATGACAAGCTTCTGGATTGAATGGTTTATTCAAGTTATTCAAAACATTTGATTCTATTCCTATTCCAAAATCTTCAATTGAAAGTTCTCCATTTTTTGTAAAATTTATTTTGACTATTGAGTTAGGAGGTGAGAATTTGAGAGAATTTGTCAAAATATTTATCAAAACTTGTTGAATCCGAATAGGATCAACCAAAACTGAGCAATATTCATGGAGGTTTGATATTATTGATATACATCTTTGTCTTGAAATTGCTGATACACTCATAAGTGATTTTTCAACAATTCGTTTTATACTTACTGCTTTTACATGAATTTCATATGTTCCATACTCGATTTGTTGCAGATCTAAACAATCATTTACTATTTGCGTCATGATTTCTGTTGAATATTTCATATCATATATTATTTCTTCATTGATATTCTTATGAATCAGTTGTTCCAATCCCAAATCAATCGCTTGTAATGGATTGCGAATCTCATGAAAAACATATCTTATAAATTTATTCTTTTCATTTTTTATTGCTTCTGCTTTTTTCTTTTCTACCACACTGTTTTCAATTAACGCTTTTTTCAGTTTCTTATTGTAAAACCAGATTAATGTGATTAGTAAAATGAATATTATTATCATTGATATCCAACTAATCAAATTATATAACAAAAACTTAAATTGTAGTATTTTCATATGTTTTTCATGCTCAGAAATTGTTTTTTCAATGTATTTAGTAACTATATTGACATTATTATCTGCTGCTGGGAATAATTGAGTATTATTAAATATACTAATGATTTCGTGAGAATTAATACTTTCTGATAAATACTCATTTAATACAAAATTAACAATTTGACTTTTTGGCCAAAACGTCAAATTTGTATTATGTTTGAATATTTCAAACTCACCTAAATATTCTAAAGCCTTGGATATATTTTCATATTCAGTTGGAATCCTTTCATTATAAATACTTCCATATATTATAGCTGTGACATACCACGTTTTAAATCTCAAAGTACCATAATAATTAACATCATTGACATTTATTACACTAAATTTGACTGATTCTTGAAATGTTAAAAACCCTTCTCTAAGTGAAAATGAACTTAAAATAATGAATAAAACAAATAGAAATACAGTACTACATGTATACAAATACATTATATTTATATATATATATAAATCATTTTCTTAAGTATTTGACTTAACTGTATACTTTTACTGTTCTTAAATATGAATTCAAATGTTCCTGTTGTTTTTTTGATAATTTAGTCTGTTCATTTATTGTAGTTGTTTTCATATCTGTGGTCAGTTCATCTAGATGCTCTACTTTAGTTTGAGTTTGTCCCATTGCATTAATGATATATTATATATCTTAAAAGTAAACATAAGAAAATAAAAATTAAGTTATATTATAAATGAAGCAAGCCACTATGGAAATGTATATACGTGCAAATACTTTCATGTTGACAGCTATTCTAGCATGTTTTATAACTGCTGGGGTTATGGGAGCAAACTTCTATAAAAAAAATAAAGATAGTATAGATAAACTGTTTAGTGCAGGTAATGATTTAGAAAATATTAGTTCACTCATGAGAACCGGTTATTCATGATTTAAAATATAAGTCTATAATATGAAGAAGCTGGATAGAGTTGCAATGTGCAAACAAGAAGAAATATGGGGGGAAGTATTAAAAAATAAGAAAGTAGCACTTTGGATAATGTATGCAAATTTTTTCATGGGAATGTTACCTGGTGTGTTGATATTTCAAAGGAAATTACAAAGTACAACTAAAGATGAAAAGTTTAAAGTAGCAGACTATATTGCATTCATGTTACCAATATTAATATCTATATTCCAAATGGTAAAATTTAAAAGACTAATGGGAATGAGAATGTACAAGTCTGTATTTGTTGGTCAAGTAATATCATTATCATTTATAATAATTGCATCTTCAGATACATACTTGGAAAAAATACGAAATATATTAAAGGATAAAACAAGCAACAATCTATTATTAGCGTTTCTGGCATTAATTGTGTCATTAATAATTTTCTATGTATATGTATTTGGATTAAAATTGTCTGAGTTAAATCATGTTGCAAAATGTAAAATGCTTTAAATATACATATGAGTTGGACGTTCAGTCTCTTTATTGAGTTCTAGTTTGTTTTTCTTGAATATTTTAAATCCATTTGAAATGTCTGAATCATTCAAACAACGTTTATGACCTTTTCTTTTTCCAAATACTCTCCGTGCATGTGCCATTTTACAACAGGTAAAAAGATTTTCAGTATCACCTCCATTATGTTGAAAAATATGGTGATTATCTATGAAAAGTTTTTCGGTGTTTTTGATATTTAAATCATTCCTCCACTTTGTTTTGTTTAACTGTGATAAAAAAATCTCAGAAAGTTGAACTGGTTTATACTTTTCAATGTCATACATGAAAGGAAACCGTCTACGAAGACCGGGATTGTGAGAAAAGAAGCATTCTTCTAAAGATTGCTTATATCCAGCTATAATACATACAAAATTAGTAGAATGTTCAGATAAAAACTTTGTTATAGTATCAATACATTCTTTTGAGAATGAATCTCTTTTTTCAGAATTACCAAGTGAATAAGCTTCATCAATAAAGCAAACACCACCGATACAAGATTTCAAAACTCTTTTTGTTTTGATAGCTGTTTCGCCAAGATATTGTCCAATTAAATCATCTCTTCCAACAACTCTTAGTTTACCATCAGTAAGTAAACCAGATTTGTTATAAATGGCGGCAATAATTTTAGCGACTGTAGTTTTGCCTGTACCAGGAGGGCCAAGGATTGCTGTATGCATCATTTCATCACCGTTGAGATTTTGTATTGTAATTAAAATTTGGTCAAGAATTTGATTTTTGAGATTATCAAGCCCAACCATTTTTTCAAGAGCTTCAATTTGAGGGAGAATGTTGTTTAATCTTTTTGCATCCTGGTTTCTACCTGGGCTTTTTGCAATATTTACTAAATCTTGCAAATTTTCGATTTCATATTCATGTTCAGACTGACTTTTTTGTTTGCTCATACATCTTTAAAGACATTTATTTTTATATACGTTTACGTTTATTAAGTTGCAATTAAAGTCATATATATTGTATTTATGAGTTTGAACAAATATAAAGATCTTACACAAGAGATATGTGTAAAAAAAGGCTGGGATGACGTATCGATAGAGATAATATGGATGTTATTAACAGAAGAAATTGGTGAATTAGCAAGTGCAATAAGAAGAACATCGAGACATTTTCAAGATAGGAAAGTAATAAATGTTGAAGGAGAGATAATGGATGTATTGAGTTACTTGTTTCAAATTTCCTACAAGTTTGACATTGATCTTGATCAGGCTTGGGCTACACATGTGCGTGCCTCTTTGGACGAAAAATAAACACATAAACGCGTATTTGAAGGAAAATTAAAAAGAAAATATATTTAATGGCTAGTATTCAAGCATTTGTTTCAGTATATGAAGAATTTATCCAAGAGTTAGTAACTTCATTTCCTGAAAATGAAAAGTTAACAAAATTGAAAATGAAATTTGAAAAAATGAAAGAAGAAGATCCTAAGGTGTTGTTAGATTCATTTGTGGATAAAGTTGGGAAGTTTAGTGAAGACATAACACAAAAGCAAAGTAAAAATTTAACAATGATTACAATACCAATCGATGATAATGAATCATTTTCAGTAAAGAAATTTTGGAAATCATCAACACGAAAAACAAAAAACGCAATTTGGTCATATCTCAACACTATGCAACTTCTTGCAACAACAATATCAAATATACCACCTGATTTACTAAAATCTATAGAAGGGATAGCCGAACAATGTGCAAGTCAAATGGAGGCTAAAGGAGAAGGGATAGATGCAAACAATATGCCAGATCTGGGGTCATTGATGGCTGGTATGCAAAATATGTTGAGTAATATGGGGAAAAAATAAATAAACTACATATTAAGTGAATGCAATTTCAATCTTTCTTCATACAAAAAATAAGAAATTTCCAAAAGAATTCAACAATAAAAAGTCAGGTAGATAATTTAAAAATGAATAAAAAAAATGTAAGACCTACAATAACTGCAATAACCAACGAACCGAAATCATCCATCGAAACGCAAGTCCACTTTTTAAAGTTTTTGTCAGCAATCAAAGGAAATTTATAACCTAAAGTAATATATATGATAAAACTTAGTGTAATATTTTTATATGTTATATTTTTATTTGCAATCAATAAAGTGAAGGTTCATATACTTGATGATAGAATAAATGTATTATCAACATTTGATAACATGTACTATAAGGTTAGAAAAGGTCAATATCAAGGAGAAGTTGCAAATAAATTAGCAAAGTGTAAATCTAATATGAACAAAATATTAAGACGTGTTATACAAACAAGACAAGGACCAGAGATTGATAGATTAAAACAAAAAGGTTTCAATATTCCATTAGAAGAATTATCAAAGCGTTACGAAGGTGAAGCCGCTTACAGTGTTGATAAAGGTTCAAGAATAGGTATTTGTATCAAAGATAAAAATGATGATTTTGAGGACGAAAATACAATGTTATTTGTTTTATGTCATGAATATGCACATGTTATGACAAATGAGTGGGGACATACTGCTAAATTTTGGAACAATATGAAAATACTATTAAAAGCCGCAGAAGAAACAGGATTATACGAATATCAAAATTATAATAAAGATTCTGAAACTTATTGTGGGCATGACATCAATTCAACGCCATATGAAAAGTAAAACAAAAATATATTCTATTAGAATATAATGTCAGACCCAGTTTGGTATGAAAATTTTCAAATCCTTGTAGATAAAAACAGAGTTTTTGAATTTTGGCCAGGAAATGATATGTCATATACTGAAAAAATAAATGCTTCTACACGTTTTTTAATATATGCTGGAATCGGAAATTCATTAATTAAGAATGACATATTTCCATTATTGGTATCATTGATTTTAGTTGCATTAATGGCCACTCTTGTTAAGAAGAATCTTGTCCGAAAGAAGAAACGAAATCATATAAGGAAACATTTGAATCCTGAGCAAACTGTCAAAATTGAAAGCAATTGTAGAAAACCTACAGAAAACAATCCATTCGCAAATGTTTTAATGACTGATTATGCAAATCCAAATCTACCTGAAGCATGTGCATATGAAGATGTTAAGGGGCAAACTTGGGGAACATATTTTGCAAACTTCAAACAAAATGAATACGACATTTATAATAAAGAACATTCTCAAAGACAATTTTATACAATGCCCGTAAGTACAATACCAAATGATCAGAATGGATTTGCATCATGGTTATTTGCAAATAATGACACATGCAAAAGTAATCCAGCAAAATGTAGTCCAATACATCAATCAAGTGGTGGCGGAGGTGGAAGTTTTTCTTAATTATATTAATGAAAGTGAAGTTTGATGGACATCCTTGGAATGTTGAATCTATGAATAGTCAAGGTCTTGTAACAATGACACGACCAGCAAACGGACATAAAGGGATGAGAGTTCACATAGAACTTCCATTTAATTATATTAAAAATCAAGTAGTAAGAACAGTATTAAGAAAAAGAAATTGTACAGGGAAATCTCATTCTATTAAACCTACTATGATAACAAAAAGAGTAAAAGATCGAAATGGATGGTGGAGAAAAACATCTGTTCCAAAATAAATAAATTTATATTCCAATAGTATAAGATGCAGCAAACACGAGCAATGTATGATTCTGATAATGTAAAAGTATATTCAGAAACAACAGAAAAACCAATGAGATATATTACCGATGCAAAGATTGCAGAAAGAAAAACACTGTTTGTTCATCCAGAAAGTGTTGATGCATCATCTGAGTTAAGACAGCAACCTACAAGATTAAATTATTACAATAGACCAGAAACAGAATTGTTTGGGACTGCTCCATACAAGGCTTTAGGTCATAGAGCGTATGTAGATACAGAATCAAAATTAAGAAATAGAGAATATCATCAAGAACAGGCAAGAATTTTAACTGAAGAACAGTTCTTTAGACCAGAATATATTACAGATGGCAACCAGGTCGATACCAACTTAAGAGCTGCAGCAACTAGAGTTGATATAAGAAACAAATATTGTGGATTCACACGTGCATGAGATTCTTTTTTTATGTTATTATAGTAATAATGCAAGCATCTTTGAAAGGAGATGTTAAAGTATTTCCACAGGATGTAAGAGTAGGAAATTATATGATGTCTACAATAAGTCCTGCATCTTGTGCTCAAGAATCTGGCACACCATATCCTGGTGCAAATTGCAGTGTAAGACATAACAAATCTTCTGTAGAAATTGAATCAGAGTTGTTAGGTATTGGGCAGCATATTGGAAAAGAACCTATAAGTAGAGGATTTGAGAATCAAAAGATACCAGTTGCCATAGTGCCTGCAAATCTTCCTGAATCTGAATATACAAGAGAAAAAAGAGCATGTAATACATTGTCTGGAATAACTATAAATAGATTCGAACCATTATCAACTAATCCTCAAACACTCGACAATATAATTATGAATGAACCAGCAAGAGGTGGATTAGATACAAGAAACTTTGAAAAAGACAAGCCTTGTTAAATACAACGTAGTGTTACATTATAAATAT